GAAGACGACGCGTCCGGCGTAGCCGCCACCGCGGACATCACCCCCGCGGGCACCGCTACGGAATCCGCCGCCTACCGGGTCGTTATCGGGGGCATTGAGTCCCAGCAGTTTGTCATTACCCCCGAAGACGCGGTGGCGGATATGACCGCAGCGATTACCGAGGCGATCAACAACGTCTTGGATATGCCGGTAATTGCGACCGACAACACCACCGACGTAAGCCTCGAGGCCAAGTGGGCAGGCGAAAGCGGGAACGGTATCAGCCTGTCCGTCGTGAGCGCCAACGTAGGCGTGGACTTTACTTTGACCGCGTTCGCCGGTGGCCTTGTGAACCCCACCGTAGACGACGCGCTGGCGCAGATGGGCAACGTCTGGGAGTCTATGCTGCTAAATACCCTCAACGCCGAGGACAGCACCACCTTGGACGCTCTGAACACTTTCGGCGAGGGCCGGTGGGGCGCTTTGACCCGCAAACCCCTGGTGGCATTTACCGGCTTTACCGGCGCGGCCATTGCCGACGCCGAAGCGATCACCGCCGGGCGTGAAACCGATCGTATCAACGCGCTTTTGACCGCGCCGGGTTCGCCTAATCTGCCTTTTGTTGTGGCCGCGCGCCAATTGGCCCGCATCGCTCCGGTCGCCAACAACAACCCGGCTCGGGACTACGGCAGCCTGCAGGCTTTGGGGTTGACCCCGGGCACTGACGGCGAGCAGTGGGACCACCCGACGCGGGACCGCGCCGTGAAGTCCGGCGTGTCCACCTCGCTTGTACGGTCCGGCGTCGTGACCCTGCAGGACGTTGTGACCATGTACCGCCCGGAGGGCGAGGAACCCCCGGCGTATCGTCACGTTTGCGATATTGTCAAGCTGCAGCAGATTATTTTTAACCTGGACCTGGAGTTCGCCACGCCCGAGTGGGACGGCGCGCCCCTGATCCCAGACGACCAGCCGACGGCCAACCGTGACGCCAAAAAGCCTAAAACGGCACTTATGGCGATCGGCGCTATTGCCGATAGCCTGGCGCTGGCGGCTATTATCAGCGACTCGGAATTCACTAAGGCCAATAGTTTTGCGCAGATCAGCGCGCAGAATCCGAAGCGCCTGGACGTTACAATGACGGTTAAACTGTCCGGAAACGCGAACATCATTAGCGTTGACCTGGACTTTGGTTTCTACTTCGGCGCGGTTCAACCCGTCGCGTAACCTGGAGGACTTTCTAAATGGCGGCAGTAGGCGGATCAATTGAAAGCGTGACCATCCGTGGCCGGCTTTTCCCCGTTGCGGCAGACGCCGAAGCGCAGCGCAAGCTGGGCGGCTGGGAGAACGAGGTGCAGTCCAACGGCGACGGCTCCGCGCGAATTATCAAAACACGCGTCCCTATGTCCATCACCGGCCTCGTGCTGGAGGTAGACGACGATCGGGGCGACCAGGAGTTTCTGCAGGACGTAGCCAACGCGCAGGACTTTGTGCCGGTGGGGATCACTTACGCCAGCGGCGTAACCTACCAGGGACGCGCGATCGTTACCGACGAGCTACAGGGCTCCAGCCAGAGTTCCACCGCTTCGGTTTCCCTGTCCGGTCCGGGCATCCTGACCCGGCAGTAGCTGAGCAACAAGGGCCGTTTATGCCGCGCGGTTTGCTGGCCCTTACCCTCGCCGCCCCTTACTGGGCGGGCGCGGCTCCTTACTTAAAGGGCCTTTACCATGACTGACGAAACAGCACCCTACAAAGTGGATCAAGAGACCGCCGAAGCGGAGTTTGACAGGTTCATTGATGCCAACGAGATTGACGCCGACGAGCGCGATATGGACGCGGAGGACCTGCAGTTTTTCCGCAAGCAAAAGCGCAAGCTGCTCCGCGCGCTGCAAGACGGGTCGCTCACAATTGACGAGAGCGGCTGCCCTGAGTACACCCCGCAGCTAGCCGAAAGCGCCAGCCCCGGCCCGCTTAAATTCCGCCCGCGCAGCGGCGCGTCCCTTATGGCCAGCGACGCCAAAAAGCCGAACCACCTGGCGGCCAAAACCTACGCTATGATGGCGGATATGACGCAGCGGGAGCCCAAAGTGTTCGCGCGGCTGGTGGGCCGGGATATTAAAATCTGCGAGGCTATTTTCGGTTTTTTGATGGACTGACCCGGGCGCGTTTAGTCCTACCGGGGGGCGGGGACGGCCCCCTGCCGGGCGGCAACTATTACGGCGCCGTCCACAGCCAAATGTTGTGGCAGATTTGCCGGGACTACCCCGGGTTACCGGACCCCCGCACACTGCGCGGCCCGGAAATCCGGTGGTTTTATGAAGGGCTGCGGCCCGAATTGCGAAAGCATTACCGCGAGGGCACTTAATGGCACGCCGTTTCAGCGTTGAGGCAGTATTCAAAGGCGTGGACCGCGTGACGGCCCCCGTGTCCCGTATGCAGCAGCGCCTGCAGCGGTTCACGCGGGCGGCCCGTCGCGGCCTCGAATCCGTAAACCGGGTAACGGGTAAAGTTGCTGCCGGGATGCGCCGAGGTTTGGCGGTTATCGGCATTGCGGCCGCCGGCGTGGCGCTATCCCTTAACTCCGTAGCTGCCGAAGCAGACTCCCTGGCCAAACAGGGGCGGCGGCTAGACGTGGGCGTGGAAGCGCTGCAGGAGTGGCGCTTTATTGCGGAACAGTCGGGCGTATCTGGGGAAAAGTTTAGCAAGTCCCTGGAGGCCTTGTCCAAGCGACTCGGCGAAGCCCGAGCGGGCACCGGCTCGCTTTACACTTTTTTGAAGCGCACCGACACTCAGTTGCTGCAGCAACTCCAGTCCACGAGCGACACCGAGGAAGCGCTGCAGTTGATGGTTCAGGCGATGCGCGACGCAGAGGACCCGATGCGGCGCAACGCCCTGGCCGCCGCCGCGTTCAGCCGGCAAGGGATCGCTTTGACAAATATCGCCGATAACTCGGCGGACGCGATTGCGGCGCTCCGGCGGGAAGCCCGCGAGAACGGCCTCATTTTGCAGCAGCAAGCCCACGACGCGGAAGCATACAACGACGCGGTAAATAGCCTTTCACGCGCGTGGCGCGGGTTTATGACCGGCGTGCTCCTGCCTTTGACCCCAATGCTTACCGACCTGGTGCGGGAGCTGCGCGTGTGGATGAACTTAAACCGGGAAATTGTAGCTTCTGAAATCCTGGAGTGGGTCGATAGGCTTATCGCCAATTTCCAAACCGTCCTAAAATGGGTAAAACGCATCGGGATAGCGATCGGCGTTTTTATCGCGTTCCAGGCGGTGCTCAAGTCCCTAATTGCCGTGCTGACGGTCGTAAACCTGCTAATGGCGGCCAACCCAGTGGTGCTGATTACGCTCGCGATTATCGCGTTAATAGCGGCGCTGGCCGCCCTCGTGTACTGGTGGGACAGCGTAAAAACGGCAATGATTGGGTACGCCCGGGCGCTCCATGAATGGTTTGCCGGGCTGCCCGAGGTGGTCCAGCTGGCGATCGCTACCCTGGCCGGCCCGATCGGCTGGTTTACTTACGCGGCCGCCAAAATAATCGAGCACTGGGACCCCTTGAAAAAGTTTTTTGTCGGTTTGTTCGATTCCATCGTGGAAGGCGTGCGGTCCAAAATCGACTGGCTTATGCGTCAAATTGAGCGGGTAAAAAACGCGGCGGCCAGTGTCGGGCGCTTTTTCGGTATCGGCGACGAGGAAGCCGACGAGGCGGAGCGCCGCGCCCGGTCCGCCGGGGACAACGCCCCGGTTGTGGTTTCAAGCCCCCAGGAGCGCACCGCGCGCAGTATCGAAGAACGCCGCAGCACCGCAGACCTGACCATTCGCGACGAGACCGGCCGGGCAGAATTCCGCCAGCGTGGCCAAGCGCCCGGCATCGGGTTTAGTGTGGTACCGACCGGGAGCTTTGCGCAATGAGCTGGGAAGATCGACTCCGCCCCGCCGCTTACGTCGCCCCAGACGGCACCCGGCAGGCATTTATTTTCGAGGACGTGAGCGAGCAGCTACCGCGCAAAACCGCGGCCTTTGACTCGCCCGACGCCGACGGCACTTATGTGCAAGACAATGGGGTGTCGTCTCGGCGCTACCCTTTGCGGTGCATTTTTTCCGGGCCGGACTACGACCTGCAGGCCACCGCGTTTATGGACCTGCTGGCGCAAACCGGCAACGGCACGCTGGAGCACCCGGCCTATGGGCCAAAGCTGGTGGTACCGGTCGGGACGCCCACGCGGCGTGACAACCTCCGGTCCGGGGCCAACGAGGCGTCCGTGGAGGTGGAATTCTGGGAGACCACCGGCCTTGTTTACCCGAGCGTGGAGCTCGACGCGGCGGCTCAGATTGAAAACGCGGTGCAGGCGTACAACCGCGCCGCCGCCGAAGCGTTCACCGAGGGCCTGGACACTTCGGACCCGCTCGCCGGTAACACCCTACGCGGCGCTATTACCGACACCGTGGACCGCACCTCGGGGGCCTTGTCCGACGCGGCCCGGGCGACTGACGAAGTATTTACCCGGTTCCGGGACATTGAGCGTTCCATAATTGCCAACCTCGACGACACCGGGGGCCAGGCGCTCACGCTGGGGTCGCAAATATCCCTTTTTGTCCAGGAGCCGGCACGGGCGGCTGCATCCATCCGCCAGCGGTTGCGTGACTACCGGGCGTTGTTGGACACTGTGGCCGGATCCGTTCCGGAGCCGGGGTACGGCTCAGAGGCGCAAAATGTTTTTGAAACGGACCGGCTTAACGCGGCGGGCGCCGTCACCGGTTCGGTACTGTCCACGCTGGACGCGGAGTTCGCTACCCGCAGTGACGCGCAGGCGGCCGCGCTCAACGTCCTGGAGCAGTTCGAGGACCTGCAAGCGTGGCAGGACGCAGGTTATGAGGCTTTGGGGCTGCGGGACACTGGCGGGGCCTACTCTGAGCTGCTGAATGCGGTCGCCCTGGCCGCCGGGTACTTGGTCGAACTTTCTTTTTCTTTACGGCAGGAGCGGGCCCTGGTGCTCCAAACCCCCCGCGCCCTGGTGGAGTTGTGCGCTGAGCTTTACGGCAACGTGGACGACAACCTGGATTTTTTCATAACCTCCAACAGCTTCACCGGTTCCGAGATTCTGGAGATACCGAGGGGGCGCCGTGTCGTTTACTACGTTTGAGGCCCGCGGCGGCGAAAGTTGGGCGGCGGTGGCGCGTTCGGTCTATGGCACCGACACCGGATCCCGTCGAATCGCGCAGGCCAACCCCGGGCTGTCTGAGCCCCTGCCGGCGGGCGTGCGCGTCCAGGTTCCGCCCCGCGACGGCGACCCCCGACCGTTACCGCGCACCGGAGACGGCGGCCCGGAAGAGGTAGAGGTGCGCATTGCCGGG